CCAATGACAGCCCACTATCTAATTCCAGGTGGCGGTCAGCCACTAGCAATACCAGTACGCAACAAGCAGGCAGTCATTAAGACTACGCCGTTTGGCAAAGTAGATAACATTGGTGTTGTAGGTAATAGATACCAAGTCTTTCAGAACGGTGAGATATTCTCTGCTCTGGATACTTTAATTGATTCAGGTGAAGCACGTTATGCAGCCGCTGGTGAGTATGATGGCGGCGCAAAGGTGTGGATGTTGCTGGAATTACCAACGGAAATTACAGTAGCCAATGACCCACACGCAGCCTTTATCCTGGCTAAGACCAGCCACGATGGCAGCAGTTCAGTCATCATCAAGCCAATCATTGAGCGGCTATGGTGCCACAATCAAATCAATAAGATATTCCGTAGGAATAATCAGTTCACCTATACCCTCAAGCACACCAGCAACAGCAAGTTGCAAGTGTCAGAGATTAGCCATATCTTAAAGTTGTCTTATCAAAACATTGAGGCATACACAGATATTGCTAACCATCTACTACAGCAAGAGGTAGACCGTGAACACGCAGTCAACTACTTCAAGAAGGTATTCCCTCTACCTGCCACCATTGAAGATAAGCCACTCAGCCTGCTATCACAGGGTGAGAAAGCGCAATTGACGAGGGCTAACACCGCACGTCATACTGCGATGCATATCTACTCAGCCAGCCAGACACAGGAGAATATCCGTGGCACACAGTTCGGTCTATGGCAGGCAGTAGTTGAGTATGCTGACCACGGCAAGGCTGATAAGGGCACACTCTCAGGTGTGCGTGCTATGTCAGGTGGCTCAGACAATCTTAAGTTACGTGCATTAGAACTACTAACAAACTAAGGAGACTAATGCCTAAGACTAAACAAAAAGAAGTATGTATGGTGTGCAAGTCACACGATGCACTATTCATCACCCTTAAAAACGGGGAGAAACTACCTTGTTTCACTTACCTAATTGGGCAGGGTATTATTTGTCCAGATTGCAAACAAGTAAAAGGAGACTAACAATGGAATACCTACACACAAACGAAGACGGTACTACTACCAAGTATACCGATGATATGATTAAATCTGCTATAACAGATAGAGATTACTACAAAAAGAACTACTACACATATGCTAGTAAAACCAGCCAACTCCGTGATGAAGTCTATAACTTCTTTAAAGACCGCTATGACTCAGGTGATAGTGAGATTACAGTAACAGTAGATGATGTCAATGACTTGCTAGATAGTATTGGTTCATCCAAACTAAAGGCTTTGTTTACAGTCACTGGTACTATTCACTTTACTATCACAGATATTGAGGCAGAAACAGAAGAAGATGCCAACGATATTGTTAACAATGAGTTGACAGTAGAGTTCAATGGCGAAGGTCAAGTAGATGACTGGAGCCTAGACATTAGCGACACAACCCAACAATAAACTTGAGTAGTACCAACCGTTCTGGTACTATTCATCACAAGAGAGTGGGCTAGTTTTGATTCGTCTCCTTTCTGGCCCACTCTACTTACAAGGAGACAAAGAGTTATGGCAGCAGTAGAAATAGAACGTGATAGATATGGCAGACCACTAATAGTTCCACCTAAAGGTGGCAAGCCAGTTGCTTATACCCGTGCTACCACAATAGCCAACAGTCTTGACGACCCGTCAGCGCTTACTGCCTGGAAAATGCGGATGGCTGCGATTGGATTATCAGTTCGCAGTGACCTGCTCCTTGCTATTAACGCAGCACAGGATGACAAGATGGCTATCAATAAATACATTGAAGATGCTATGGAAGTAGCAGGTGCTAGCAAGGCAGCAACTATTGGCACAGCCATACATACATTCGCAGAGAAAATGGATTTGGGTATACCAGTGAGTATCCCAAACGAGTGGGCAGGGGACTTAATTGCCTACGAGCAAACAACAAAAAAACTAAATAAAGTTTTCATAGAACAGTTCTGTGTCTTAGATAAGTTTAAGATTGCTGGTACACCAGACAGAGTTGTTGAGTATGAAGGCGAAAGATTCATTGCAGATATAAAGACAGGTCGTATTGACCACCCAAATAATATTGCTATGCAGTTGGCTATCTATGCCAACGGCTTGCCGTATTATCCTGACACGGCAACCCGTGGTAAATGGGGAGACGTGAACAAAGATAAAGCCATCATCATCCACCTACCTGCAGGTAGTGGTCTATGCAAACTAGTATGGATTGATATTGCAGAAGGCTGGAAGGGTGTACAATTTGCAATGAAAGTCAGACAGTGGCGAGACAAGAAAGGTCTTGCTACTCCGTTCCCAGAGTAAGGAGAAGGTAGTGTCTTCAACCGAAGCGCCCATCAGTATCACAGTAAAGACAGCAGCAGGTTCACTAGTAACAGTTCGTGCAGAGCACGGAGATGAACTAGATAATGTTGTTGCACATTCATTAGAGGCTATTCGTTCTGCAGTTACAGAACTAGAATCAGCAGTCAAAGGTGTTACTACAATTACACCATCAGCACCAGCGCCAATGGCACCAGCGCAGGTAGCAGCAGCATTAGGTGCATCAATCGTTGACAATGCAGAAGTCAGCACATCAGCCCCATCTATTGGTGGCGGACGTAATTGCCCACACGGCAAGATGACTGCAATTCAGGGAACAGGTAAAGACGGACGTATGTATCGTGGTTACTTCTGCCCAGCACCAAAGGGTGCATTTGATAAGTGCAAGAATGATTATGTCAGAGTTGGCAGCGCTGACTGGAATGTATTTGTTCCAGACCAAGTGAAGTAATGTCCAACATAATTTACTTTCCAATAGTAAAACTATCGGAATGTTGTAATGCACGTATCATTTGGGATACGTGTGATATACACGGAGAAAATTGTGAAGCAGATGCTTGTGATGAATGTCTTAATTATCTTCGGAAAGATTGTGATAAATGAGAACACTTAAACGCAGCATTAGTAAAGCAGAGGTGGGTGGCGAACCATTGCCACCCGCTTTTGCGGCATTTGAGCGGGCAGGAATTATCTTGCGCCGTGCAGAAATTACTATGGTTGCAGGCACACCAGGTGCAGGTAAGTCATCAGTAGCACTGGCTATTGCAGCCAGAGCAAAGGTACCTACTCTGTACTTCAGTGCAGATACCAATGCTCACACTATGGCAATGCGATTACTTGCTATGTCTACTCGTATTACACAGACAGCAGCAGAGCAGATGCTCAAACGTGAGCCAGAAAAAGCAGAAGAAATATTAGTTATGAACAACCATTTGTTCTGGTCCTTTGAATCAACACCCACTCTAAAAGATTTAGATGATGAGGTCAGTGCATTTGAAACTGTGTGGGGCAGAAGCCCAACACTAATAGTTGTAGATAACTTAATGGATATTGCAATGGATGGACACGAAGAATTCCAGGGTATGAGAGCAGCAATGAAAGAGTTAAAGTATCTTGCAAGAGATACCAACTCAGCAGTGCTAGTTCTACACCATACCAAGGAGGGCTCAGAGGGTTATCCCTGCCAACCACGTAGTGCTATCCAAGGTCTTGTCAATCAGATACCAGCAATGGTATTAACCATAGGTCAGATGAAGCAGGGTGATGACACCTATCTTTGTGTAGCCCCAGTCAAGAACAGATACGGGCGAGCAGACCAGACAGGTAATAACTATGTCAGCCTAGCCTTTAATCCAGACACTATGTATCTAGATGATGTTCAGATTAAGTATGCACAGGAGGCTATGTATGGAGGTTAAGATATGGGATATGTCTTTATCTCAGCAAGATATAGAAACATTAATTGGTAGACAAATACTAGATGGTGAGTGGAACATAGTTGTTGATGAGTTGTATAACAATGATGTTCTATATGACACTATAAACAAAATGGTTTATGAAATAACAAGGGATGCAATAGGACTTGAGTAATCCAGCCAAGGCAAAAGGTAGCCAAGCAGAACGAGCAGTCGTGGCTTGGCTTAAAGCCAATGGCTACAAGTATGCAGACCGCAGATTAGCAGGAGCAACCTTAGACAAAGGCGACATTAGCGGTTTGCCAGGGGTTACCATTGAGGTTAAGAACCACGCCAAGTTAGACCTTGCAGGCTGGACAGCAGAGTTAGAAGTAGAGATGAAGAACGATGGTGCTTGGACAGGCACAGTAATCCATAAGCGTAAAGGCAAAGGAGACGTAGGAGAGTGGTATGCAACTATGCCAGCAAAGGTATGGCTTGCACTCCTAAAGAAAGTTGATGGACAAACATAGTATTGCTGCCTACTTGGCACATATAGGCGCCACCCTGCCACCAGAGGGCAGTGGGTGGCGAAAGATTAAATGTCCATTCCACCCAGATAAACACGCCTCAGCAGGTGTGAACTATCAGGAACAAAGATTTAAATGCCACGGATGCGGAGTCGGTGGAGACGTATATGATTTAATTATGCACAAGGAAGGAGGCAACTATCGTGAGGCTGTCAAATTCGCAGAGACAATTTCTCCTACAGGCAACGACAGAGTACGCCCAGCACGTACATCTAGCAGCAGATTATCTGGCAAGTCGGGGTCTGTCGGTAGACGAGGCAAGGAAGTTTCATTTAGGAGTAGTGGACAATCCATTACCAGGTCACGAAGGTTACAAGGGTAAGTTAGTTATCCCATACATCACGCCATCAGGCGTGGTAGATATACGGTTCAGGTCTATCAATGGTGAGGACCCTAAGTACATCGGCTTGCCAGGGGCTAAGACCACTATGTTTAATGCACAGGCGGTACTAACAGCAAACCAATACATCTGCGTCACCGAAGGTGAGATAGATGCAATCACTACAGTAGTCAAGACAGGCCACCCAGCAGTAGGTATCCCAGGTGCTAACAACTGGAAGCCTTATTACACCAAGATACTGGACGACTTTGAGACAGTCATTGTCCTTGCAGATGGTGACAATCCAGGGCTAGAGTTTGGCAAGAAGATTAGCCGTGAGTTAGGTAATGTGAATATAGTTCAGATGCCAGACGGACACGATGTAAACAGCATCGTGCTACAGGAAGGAGTACAGTTTTTAGATGAGCGAATCAGAAAATGCTTCAACGGATAATTTAGAAGCGGTTTGGGAACATATAAAGGAGAACCCCCTGATTATGGGTGTGCCCCTATCCGAGCACAAAGGTATTGATTTACTATCTGCACTCCGAGATATTTACGAGACCAACAAGAAAGACCCACACTCAGCCCAGTTACTGCTTACCCTGCTAGCCAACGTGCTAGTAGCAGCAGCACAGGGTGATGGTGATGAGGTGGTAGAAGAAGTTATAGTCCAAGATGCTATGGCTAAATTTGATAGCGAATCCAGAAAGGTACTAAATGAAGGACACTAAATACTTTGACGATATTCTAATGGAACTAAAAGTAATTATGGTTCGCAAGCATCAGGACTACGGCCCCAACAATATAGCCCGTGCCCCAGGCGGGGCAATGAACGGGCTGATTGTCAGGATGCACGACAAGATGGCACGGCTAGAACACCTAACCTTTAACAATAAATCCAACACACCTAACTATGAATCCATAGAAGATACCCTGAAAGATTTGGCAAACTATGCTATAATAGGACTTATGGTGCAAAGGGGACAGTGGGAAGGGTTGAGTGAGCCAAGAGTTCATAACTGAATACGACTACTTAGTTAAGTCGTTATCAGTTGAGTACCATAGAAAATATCCTATGGTAGAAGTACCTGATATACAGCAGGTACTTTGGCTCTGGTTTGTTACGCATCCCTTAAAGTTAACTGAATGGTCAGCCCTTGATATAAAAGACAGAGAGAAGTTAATAGCCAAATCCCTACGCAATGCAGCAATTAAACATTGCGAAAGGGAGAAGGCAAGAACAGTAGGCTACGAGTTACTTGACTTGTATTACTATGACGCTTCAGTTATTGAAGCGTTCCTACCTAGCATTATCTCTGAGTCATATGAAATACCCAGCAAGATTAAAGATTTAAATTATAAGTTTAGTAAGTCAGAAGGCAGCAGTGACGGCAACAACTGGCTAGTTCTAAGGTCGGACATAGCCAATGCTTTCTATAAACTAACAGAGGCTAAACAAAATGTTCTAAGAATTAGGTTCAGCACGGACTCTGCGGAATGGAGCCTGATAGCCAAGGACCTAAAGACCACACCAGATGGCGCTCGTATGAAAGTACAACGTGCTATCAACTCACTCATTAGAAACCTAGGTGGCTGGAGGCCATACACAGATGAAGATGTACAACAGCAAGAGCAGGATGATGAGTCAGAGTAAAGACATTAGAGACCTGCTAAAGCGGATAGACTACAGCAAGTCAATGGACTTGCGTGGTGAGCCAACAGAAGTATGCGTGTGTGGCTGTGATGTCTTTGTTATGTTAGGTGGATTTGTAGACGGAGAGATAGCCTTCTACTTTACAGATGCAGAGTGTGCAGGATGTGGCAGTATGGTCACACTACCTACACCAATAGACGAGGATTACAATGACTGAAAAGTTTTCACCATATAAAGCAGCCTTACGCCGTAAGAAGATAGCAGAGGCTAAAAAATTAAAGGCTATTAAATATATAAAAGATATGAACAAGAAGGCAAATAAAGATGCCAACGTATGAGTTTAGTTGTCCCATATGCAATATTGTAATTGAGCAGTACTTTACAATAGACTCAAACCACATAATTAATTGTGGTGATTGTGGTGTGCAGATGGATAAAAAGTTTTCAGCAGCGCCAGTGCACTTCAAAGGCACAGGTTTCTACAAAACAGGAGGCTAAGTGATACCTAGATTTAAGAACAGAGCAGCGTGTGAAGGTACAGATACCAGCCTATGGTTCTCTGCTCAAGGTAATGATTATCCAGAAAGAGAACTACTAACTAGGATTTGTAATGGTTGTCCAGCCAGACAGGAATGTTTAGAGTATGCACTTGAGTATGATGTAGATGGATTCTGGGCAGGTACATTACCTCACCAGCGCAGAGCAATACGCAGAGTCAGAGGCATAACGCCTAAGTCAATGATAGTAGATTGGGAGCAAAGAACACGTGGCGCTTGAACCTATACGTCAGGTAAATAGTGACGGCAAGAGAGAAAAGATTGCAGCCACAGCCTTGGCAGAGTACTTTCAGGGCTGGAAGTTTTATGGCACTCCCCGCTTTTACTTTACTGACTTTCACATTTGCCTACAATGGGGCAATGGCAGAGAGAACTACATCGGTGATTTAGAAATCAAATGG